TCACAGCACAAGGCAACACAGACGCCAACGGACTTGGTGACTTCTACTACGCACCACCAGCAGGCTACCTAGCCCTGTGTTCAGCTAATATGCCTGATCCAGTAGCGGCTATTAATCCTGCTTTAAACAACAGCCCACAAGATCACTTTAATACTGTGTTGTACACGGGTAACGGTAGCACCAACAACATTACAGGCGTTGGCTTCCAGCCTGACTTTGTATGGATAAAATCAAGAAGTGAAGCATACTGGCATCGCGCGTTTGATGTGCTTAGAGGTGCAACAAAACAGTTATACCAAAATGATGTTGCCGCTGAAGCTACAGAAAGTACGTCACTAACCGCTTTTGGTAGCGATGGCTTTACCCTTGGCAGTTTTCAATATACCAACAACAATAATACTACCTTTGCCTCATGGAACTGGAAAGCTGGCGGTTCAGGCGTAAGTAACACTGACGGCACTATTTCATCTACCGTGTCAGCTAATACTGATGCTGGTTTTAGCATTGTTGCATACAACGGATCAAGTGCTGGCACTGTTGGACACGGCTTATCTTCAACGCCTGAACTTGTAATTCAAAAAAGTCGGAACTTATCAAGCGATAATTACTGGTGGACAGGCACAACTGTAATAGATGGGACACTGGATTACTTTCAGCTTAACGACACAAATGCAAAAGCAGATAGCGGCTATACAGCACCAACAAGTTCAGTTTTTAGCAATGTCACCTTTACAGGCGGTACAAATCAAATAGCCTACTGCTTCCACAGCGTCGAAGGCTTCAGTAAGTTCGGCACATACACAGGCAACGGAAGCGCAGACGGCCCGTTTATTAACACAGGGTTTAGGCCAGCTTTTGTAATTATGAGGCGAACCGATAGCGCTCATTATTGGTTTATGCACGACTCTAAGAGAGACCCATACAACGTGGCAGAGAATTACCTGTTTGTAAACGACTCTGACGATGAAGCAAGTTATGACAATTTAGATATTTTGAGTAACGGGTTTAAATTAAGGCTTGCAACATACAATCCAAATGTTTCAGGCGGCACTTATCTTTACATGGCATTTGCAGAAATGCCTTTCAAATACGCCAACGCGAGGTAACAACAATGGCATGGACATATAACACTACAGTCATCCGCGCAGGCAGAAGCTGGACGAATGATGACGGAATTAAGCACCCGACTAATTGGGGATCTTGGTCAGACGAAGAGAAGACTGAAGCTGGTCTAGTGTGGGTAGATGACCCTGCTCCGTTTAACTCACGGTTCTACTGGGCGGCAGACGTACCCAAGGCACTTGATGACGTAAACAAAATAGACGAAGACGGCGAGCCTGTGCTTGACCCGTTTGGTGATCCGATTGTTACGTTGGGTCTAAAGTCTCAGGAGTGCGACAAAGTTAAAACAGAAGCAGGCAACTTGTTGGCTCCCACTGATTGGTACGTTGTACGCAAGGTTGAAGCAGACGTTGCTATTCCTGCTGACGTTACGACATACAGGGCGGCTGTGCGATCTGCCTCAAACTCTATGGAAGCTCAGATTAATGCGGTAACTACTCACGCAGAGTTTGTAGAGTTGATAGCAGGTACACCAGATAATCCTTCAACTTTTAACGATTGGCCTAAAGAATAAGAGTAATGAATGTGGTAGAAGAACATAGGCTCGACCGGATTGAGCAAAAGCTCGACAAGCTGACTGAAGCGGTATCACAGATTGCAAGGGTTGAAGAGCAAATGCTGTCTGTGTTCAAGCGCATGGACAGGCATGAAAAACGCCTAGACGACCAGGAGGATGACATACGAGAGCTAACGACAGATGTGCTGGCTAACTCAGGCTCTGTTAAAAACGCAGAGAGATTCTTCTGGGTAACTGTTAGCGCGTGTGCTTCTCTTCTTGTTTACATGGTGAGGTAACGTATGTGGCAAGCACTTATATCGCCAATTACTAGCTTGCTTGGTCAGGTTCTTAAAAACAAGGCGGAAGAAAAGGCTGCGGTACATACAGCCAAGATGCAGGTAATTCAGAACACTGCGTCTTGGGAGCAGCTTATGGCATCTGCCAGCGCTACTTCATGGAAGGACGAGTGGTTTACTTTGTTGCTCTCAGCGCCTGTGGTTGCGCTTATGTGGGGTATTGGGATGAATGACGTAGAGATTATAGACCGCATTGGTCTTGCCTTCAGTGAGCTAAACAGGCTTCCTGATTGGTATCAGTATTTGTTATTCATGGCAGTATCTGCATCTTTTGGTATTCGTGGTGCTGACAAGCTTTTGGCTTTGAAGGGGAAAAAATAGATGGCTTTAGATTTTGATCCAAATGACAACCCCTTTGATGATCTTAAAGATGACTCCAATCCTCTTATGCCCAATGATGGGCAGCCTAGCCCTGATGGTTACACAGAAGAGCAAGGAGACTTTGGGGGTTTAAATCCGCTTTTGGTGCAATTTAATTTGCTGCTGTCAAAGTGGATTGAAGGGCTAGATTCGGATGACATGGATAGAGTTAATCGACAGCAAGCAGCTGGAGAGTGGCTAGTTCTTTTGTCTCAATACAAAAATGGCGATATATCTTTAGAAGAGCTAAAAGAGTTTGATGACGAAGAGCTTTCTGAAATGCCAGGGTGGAGTGAGTATTTTGAAGGAGTTGGCGAAGATCCTGTTGGTGATGATGAAGATGACAGCGATGACGGGGACGATCTAACAGAAGATGGCAGCGGTGATGTTGCTGGAGAAATAGAAAAAGACGCGACTGAAACAGAAAAAGATAAGGACATTGCTGAAGCAGAAAAAGATAAAGATGCTACTGAAACAGAAAAAGATAAGGATGCTACTGAAGCAGAGAAAGATAAAGACGCTGCCGCAGAGCCAGAAGAAAAAGAAAAGGACGATATAGCTGAAGCAGAAAAAGACAAAGATGCAGATGCTCAGACTGCCGCTGAAGAGGAAGAAAAGGAAAAAGACGGCACAGGCGAACCGCCCGCAGGAGACTTAAACCAGCCGCCTACAGGAGATGAAGAAAGAGAGCAATGGACAGTTTCATTTTGTCCATCTGGATACTCTCGCAGTGACGGGCAGGGCGGAGTAGAGTGCGTTCCAATGCAAGAGGTTATGGACCGCCAGTTAGAAGATGGAGAGCGGCGAACAAAAGAGCGAGCGGAAACAGAAAAAGATGACGTAGCGGCTGAAGAGTTAGAAAAAGATCTTGCTGAAAATGTAGCTAACAATGCAGGAATTGACAAAGACGCAGAAAAAGATACCGCTTTAGCTGATACTACAAAAGACGGCGATGGCGATAGCGATGGCGATGGTGACGGAAATGACGGTCAGGTCGGAAATGGGGGCGAAGATCAAAATGAATCCGTTGAATCTAAGGATCAAGGCGAGAACCAGCTTAAAGACGGAGAAGATTCAGATACTGACCTAAACACCAAAGACGATTTGCCTGGCATTCCAAGTGGCTCTGGAAATGATGGCAGTCCTGACAGCGGCGGAGAGCAAGACGTTCTTAATCTGTTTAAGGGGCTGGGCCTTGGCGCTGCGGCAAGTGGTGGATTTAATGCCCCCGCTGCTGAAGACTTTATGTATCGCCTTGACTTTAATCCGCCAACAGAGTCTGGCCCTGTTTTTACAAATGAAGACTATTTAGCGCAGCTAGAAAGTTTTGATAGCCCTGAACAACAGCTTGATAGGATAATTAAACGCGCGGGAATGCCTACATGACATATTTAGATTTAGTTAATAACGTGCTTCGCCGCTTGCGGGAAGACACCGTAACGTCTGTTAGCAATGACACTTACAGCATAATGGCTAGTGACTTTGTTAACGATGCCAAAGACATGGTTGAGTCTGCTTGGGATTGGTCAGCACTCCGAACTCGCCTCACAATCACAACAGCTGCTGATGACTATACTTATTCACTAACAGGAACAGGTGACAAAGGTAAGCTGTTAAGACTTATTAACGATACCTCTAATCTGGAAATGAAATATCAAACTCAAGCATGGTTTGATGATAAATTTTTTATTCAAAACACAGCGTCCGGTGCGCCTGAGTATTACACCTATGCAGGAGTTGACTCTAATGGTGATGCTCAGATTGACGTATACCCTAAGCCTGATGGCGTCTATAGTTTAAAAGCAAAGACAGTAATTAGGAATGTTGCATTAAGCAACAATACAGATACGTTAGCGATTCCTAGTCAGCCTGTTATTCACCTTGCTATAGCTTTGCTTGCAAGAGAGCGGGGCGAAACTGGCGGAACCTCTACAGCAGAGTATTTTGCTATTGCAGACAAGTACCTTTCAGACGCAATTGCTCTTGATGCACAGCGCCACCCCGAAGAAACAATTTTTTACACTCCATAGGGAGCAGTCATGGCACAACCATTACAAAGCATTGACTTGATTGCCCCAGGCTTTAAAGGGGTAAACACAGAAGATTCTCCGATTGCACAAGATCCGTCATTTGCAGACATTGCAGATAACGCTGTTATTGACAAGCGTGGTCGTATTGCTTCTCGCAAAGGGATTAATGTTTTAACTACAAACAAAACTGTTTTGGGTTCAGACCACCTGCACAAGATCCATCATTTTTACGATGAAGATAACAACGAGGTTATTTTTAGTACTGGTAATAACAAGATTATTACAGGGACAACAACCTTGGTTGATGCAACGCCAGGGTCTTACTCGATTTCTGCTAACGATTGGAAGATTATTAACTTTAATAACAAGGCTTATTTTTTCCAACGCGGCTTTGACCCTTTGGTTTATGACAATGCTACTGGCGTTAGGACTTTTAGTGCGGTAAACAGCAATACAACAGCCGCAACCTTAAAGTGTAATGAGGCTATAGCAGCGTTTGGTCGGATCTTTATTACAGATAACTCAAATGAAGCACAGACTGTTTACTGGTCTGATCTTCTTGATGGTGCTGATTTTAGTGGTGGCAGCAGCGGGTCAATTAACGTAGCCCACGCATGGCCTGACGGATATGACGAGGTTGTTGGACTTGCAGCGCATAACAATCTGCTAATTGTGTTTGGCGCACACAGCATCCTTGTTTACTCAGGAGCTACTAGCCCAGCTTCAATGGCCTTAAATGACACTGTGTCTGGAGTAGGGTGCGTTGATAGAAACTCAATACAAGGCATTGGCACAGACGTTTTATTTTTATCTCATACGGGCCTTCGCAGTCTTGGTAGAACCATTCAAGAAAAATCTTTACCCATATCTGACCTTAGCGTAAATGTTAAGACAGAATTGATTGAGGTTATTTCAGCTGAAACAGAGCCTCTTGCATCTATATACAGTCCTGAAAACTCTTTTTACTTGATTTGCTTTCCAAGCCAGCAAACTGTTTTTTGTTTTGATCTTAAAGGCAGGCTAGAAAATAATGCATACAGAGTGACTAGGTGGACCTCTATTATCCATAAGTCTTTTGCAAGAGATACAGATGGCACGTTGTATATTGGCTCTACTGCTGGTGTTGGCAAGTATGATGGTTACACAGACAATACATCAAGTTACCGATTTAGGTATTTTAGTCCTGCTTTGACATTTGGAGATCCAAGCAGAGTTAAGCTACTTAAAAAAATACGTCCTACGTTTGTTGGTTTGAACGATGGAACTGTGTTTGTTAAATGGTCTTATGATTTTGAAACCGCATTTAAGAACTACGAGATTACTGTAGGCGACCAGACTACAGCGCTTTTTGGTCAGTCAGAATACGGCATTGGCACATATACGGGCGGGGTCTTAATTACAAGACAGTCTGTTCAGGCAAGTGGTAACGGTACAGCGGTAACAATTGGCATTGAGTCAGACATAAATGGCGCAATTCTATCTATTCAGGAAATTAACTTATTAGCGTTAATGGGTAAAACAGTATGAGTAACTACAGCAAAACAACCAACTTTGGCGCTAAGGACACGTTGCCCTCTGGCGATACCAATAAAATCATTCGTGGTAGTGAGTTTGATACGGAGTTTGATGCTCTTGTAACTGCGGTGGCTACAAAAGCCAACATTGCCTCGCCTACTTTTACAGGAACAGTGACAGTTCCCGCGTTGACAATTACAGGAAATGTGACTGTTGACCTTGGCAGCGCGGATACGGTCACTATAGACGGGGGGACTTACTAATGTCTGCTTCACTTTTTGGTG